ACCACATCTTTGTTGTTGTGAATTGAAAAATTCACAACCATTGCATATAGATAATCTTCTTTTAGCTTCTTCATCAGAGGAAGTTAACGGATTTCCAGAAGCGACACTAGCTACATTGTTTACAATGCTACTAGTCAAATTTCCTATCATTTGAGTCATTGATGGCATTGATGTTTGAGTATTGACTTGTGAATCACTACTTGTAATTTTCTGACGCAGTTCAACTCTTGCTAATCTATCTCGTTGTAAACTTTTTATTAAATCTGCTTTGTTCATAAAAATATTTACTTTCTGTTAATAATTTTCATCTAGTTGATCAAACCATTTTCTAAACATATCTGGCTTAACCGCTACGACATCTGTAGAATATGATTCTTTTGTAAAATGATGAGTGACTTTTGTTAAAAACCATTGGCCTAAAAATTTATCTTCAAATGGAGATACAATGCCATCAGAAGAATCTGTATCTACAAATATAAATTTTCCAGGCTGTCTTGCAGTTAATCCAGGAGCCTTGAAATTTAAACATTGAGTTAACAACATGAAATTCTTAATCATCGAAACACCTACTATATCTTTAGGAAAAAAGTGTCTAGCAGTAAATGCGTTTTTTGTTCTTAATCCCGATGTTTTTGTTTTATTTAAATTTATACCTACTTGAGCATCTGAAATTTTAAAACTATGAAGTCCTAATTTGCATATATCTGTCATTTTTTTAACTAAATCCTTTGCAAAATTATCTTTTTTATAGATATTAAATGCTCCTGTTTTAAAATTATAGTTAGATAACGGAGTATTTGCTATTAGATTCATATCGTCTTTTGGAGTCATTGTGACTAATCTATAGTCATCTATTATAGAAGCTATAGGAGATTGAAAACTACCTTCTGGTGCTCTATTAATTTTTGGTGCTTTTTCACTATTATCTACATTATCTCTTAATACTATTCGTTCTATTTGATTTTTATCTGCATCTTTTATATAATCTTGTAATGAAACTAATGTAAATGCTTTTTGATTGTCTCCATATCTATCTAGTTTCAGAAAAAGAGGACTTCCATCTTTTGCTTTCATATAACTATATACATAATTTAAATCATCTAATGCACATGCATTAGATGGTGAAGTATATAACACCTTTCCATCATCACCTTCAACACCAGAATCCCATCTTTTATCATCAAATACAGCTAAATCTCCTTCCGTGTCGTTTGATTTCATGGAATCTAATCCAGGAAGAGTTGTTGTATTAAGATCTAGCTTAACGCTAGATTCTTTACTAAATCCTATTTTAACCTCTTCCGATCCCTTTTTGTCTACTTCGGATTTTGATGTTGGATTTGATGAATTGGATGCTGCTGTTTTAATTATAGATTTAATAGCTTCTGAAGCGGGCATAGCCCTTTCGATATCGTGTGAGTCTAAATTTCCATTATTCGGTCCATATACAGCAGTAGACCATTCTAAATTTCTTTCTAAAAGTATTTGAAATCTTTCATCCCAAAAATAAAATCTTCTTAGTTTTTTAGAAGCACTTTCTGTTTCTAGATCTTCTATATCATAGATAACAAAATCATACGACATTTCCCAAATTTCTCTAGGTAATGATTCTTTATCATTTGTAACTGGAGAAATCTTTATACTTAATTTATTTCTACCATCTGTTCTTAATAAGAAAGGAGCTTCAGCACTTCCCATTTCATCGTCTTTAAATTTTCTTTCTAGTAATTCATAGTCATTTACAATTGTTATATAACCTTTAACATTCCATTCGTTTATAGAATCTTCTATTAATAATTCATTTACAAAGAAAAATGGTATAGCAACTGGTTTGAATTTTTTAAGACCGTTGTACATCCATATTTCTATATTAAAAAACTGACCATTTATTTGATTTACAAATCTTGTGTCTTTTACTGCGTTAATGGCGTTAAAATTTTCAAGACCATATGGATTGGATATTGAACCTGAACTGAATTGTGATTTATATTCTGGAAGAATACTTTGTTGTGGTCCATTTAATGAAAAATTTGCCATAGTAAATTAACAATTAGAAACGTTTATATCCTTTAAAAGAGAAACTATTAATTGATTAAAAATGAAGGTTGCTGTGCATATTATTTCAGTTCCTCCTTGAAATGAATAATCTATTTGACTTAAAGATGTTATATATGCTTGTGTATATTTAAATTCTACTATTTTATTATTAAATTCATCTAATGAAAATAAACTAAAAGTTGTAGTAAAATCAGACATTGGATTATCTATACCAATTTCTCCGTTTGCTCTTGGTATAATTTTTGTTAGTTCTGTAGTGCTGTTTTCCGTGTCATTAAATAAATTCAACCACTTCCATAACATCCAATAGTTTTGATATGTATTATCTATTAAAAATTTAAGAGATAATGCCTCATATGAAGGTCTGCTAAGACTAGAAGCATTATATACTTGTCCACCAAAGGGTACTTTTATTTCACTAACTCTGATTGATGGAACTGGTGAACCAAATGTTGTAAGTTGTATTTGATTTGCGTTATATGCTTTAGACATAACTAAATCTGTTTGTTTTTTTAATGCAAGAGGCAAATCAAGAACAAATGCAAATTTATCATTACGAGATCTATTTAAAACGGATTGATTCATATATATATATTAAAAAACAATAGAGGGATAATAATTGTCCATAGAAGACTTATCAGAATTATCTTCTTTTTTATTAGGATTTTTGTCAAATTTGTCAAATGGATCGAGCGATTTATCAGATTGTAACAACCATAACATCAAATTTTGTTTATCATCTGAATATAAATCAAAACCAGTTTCTAAAGTCATTCCACCAACATGTGAATATGGAGTATTTACTGTTGGTTTTTTAACTGTATATTGTCCACCTCCTATTAATAATGGACTTTTTTGAATTAATTCTTTGTTATCAGATAATGGGAAAATCCTCATTGGTCTTCCTTGATCGTCTATTTCTTGTATGGTAAAGTATCGAGATACCAAAGAAGGATCTAAAATAAATAATGCCCATATCAATCCAAAAACCCTATCATCTAAATCTTTTTCGGATTTTTTTGAATATGTATAATTAGGAAGTCTAATAAAATTATTAATTTCCAATATAGTATCAATATCATTTAATTTTACTGCTTTTAAACTATTAACCCAATATCTAAAGTTTGTTATTCCTTTATATCGTGTATTTGTATGATTATGAATACCAAATCTATTAGCATTATTATAATGTTTACTAAATCCTTCAAAATGATATGAAACTACATTTTCATAGTTATGTGTTTGGCATAATACATCTAAAATTTGTTGTCCGTTGTTATTATTTTCTACTAATATCGGAGGTCTTCCCCAATCATCCAAAACATTCATCAATTTTGTTCCTAGATGAAATGGATTTATAGAATTTGATGCAAAAACAGCAACTTGTTGTATATCTTGTAGATTAGAAACATCTAAAATTTGTGCAACTGAATTAGTTCTTCCAATTCCCTCCCCCACGTCAACTCCAATAACATAAAAACTTTCTGGATTAGGTAATTTAAATATTTTATAAGAACCATCTTCTAAAACTAATACAGGTTCGGGGCAATTTGCTTTTAATTGTAATAAATATTCTTCATCGATTACACCTTTTCCAGGCTCATGAAATACGTTTGCATATTCTTGATCAAAATCTTCTTTTGATCCCATTAGTGCTAATGTTTTTTCTTTCCAAACTTCGTCTCTACCAGGAACATCCCAATAATTAACGACTTCCAAATGCCATTCACTGTTTTCTTTTAAAGAATCCTTATAAAGATCATAAAATTTGTTATCCGTTCCATTTGGAGTGCTGATAACAACGATTTGAGATTTCTTCATAGAAGAAATAATAGGAATTGCAGACTTCCAAAGTTCTTTCATCAACTCATTAGGGCAATGTGCCATCTCATCAATAATGAGCAAGTTACTAGTACTACCACGGGGTCCTGACGATGATGTTGTGCTTACTGTTATGGCAGAATCATTTCCTAAATTAAATCCATCTTTTCTCCAAGACTTGATATTTGGTTTTAAATATATAGGAAGTTGTTCATATGCCATTTTAATTCTTGAAAAAATTTCTTTGGCAGTTGATTCTTTGTTAGCAACTATTGTTATTCTTTTATCTGATTGAAAACACACCAACCATAATGCATATATAGTTATTGTAGTAGTTTTTCCTGACTGTCTTGAACTTAATATGACATTAAATCTATTATTCTTAAATGCTTTTAATAGATTTTTTTGATACTTATAAAGTTCTATTTTTCTTTTTCCGTCTTCTGTTATGATATAGAAATGATTTTCAGCAAAATGTAATATGCTTTTTGCACATAACTTAAGCTCTTCTCGCATGTCATCTGTCCACTTGAAAAGAGCATCTTTTCTTAGAATATTTTCATTTCCTTGGTAGAATTTTCCATCTACTACAATATCATCAACATCAATGTTATCCAAAGATGTGTTAATTTTCTTTTTTCTAGGCATTATAACTACTTATGAAATTTATAATAATTGCTACTACCTATTGATTTGTTTATTTAACTCCGATAAAACAACAGAAACATATTCACTTTTTAATATTTTTAGTTTAGTTCCTGGTTCTGGTCTTGTTACTGGATTTTGTATTTGATTATATGTACAAATTAACCACCATAAATCCATTGTATTATAAACTTTATATGATATTAAATGCCAAGTATCTATATATGTTGTATAATATATCATTTCTGCATCAGTATTATCTGATGGAAATACCTCTATGGATTTTAATATATTATAGAATTTATTTAAATTATTATCGGTATAGATATTAAAGAAATTTTCATATCTATATAATGATAAAGTAGGTAGATCTGTAAAAGAATTTTGTTTCATAATAGTTTAAAACAACGTAATAGCTTTATCAAAACCTTCTTGAAGTCCTGGTTTAGCGGGTGTAATTAAGTCATTTACTTGACCAGCAGTTCCTCTTGCTATATCTCTAAAAGTACCATCATAATTTTTTATTACTTGAGTTTTTGATCCTCCCAAACTACCTTGCATTATATTTGCACTCTCTTGTATAAGTTCGGTTAATGTTATTGAAACTTTATATGCTTCTGGAATTAAATGTGTGTTTCCTCCTATTTGTATTTCTCTTGTTGCTCCTATGCTTCTTACATCATATGAACTAACATATGCTGCTGGCATATAAACACCACCTCTTCCGGTGGATTCTACCGAATATATTTTTGGTGGTATATATGTTAAAAAACTAGTTCTTATTTTTAAGTTTTGCATACCAAATAAAGAAATAAATTCATAATTTTTAATAGTATCTCCTATATCCATTGTATTA